TAGTTCACATACCCATGAAGTTTAATAAGTTAGAGAAAAAGACTTTCTATTAAAATCTAACTATTATTATACTATGACAAAAGTAGAAAAAAATCTTAAAAAATTACAAAAATATTTTGCAATTTCAAAAGAAAACGATAGAAAAATTATCTCCCCCGGTAAAGTAACGTATAATCCAGATAAAGCTGTCAACGGTAAAGTATCAATAGATGATATTAAAATTAAACCTATTGAAATGCCGTCTGAAGTTAAAAAAGCTTATGATTATTTTAAGTCTGATTATTTAAGTACTTCAAAAAATAAAAAAGATAGGTTTGATAGATATGCAGACTTAGACTTTATGACAAAAAATGAAGGTATTATGAGAACGGCTTGTCAGTTATATGCTGATGAGTCAGTTCAAGTAGATGAACAAAATAGAGTTGTTTCTATAAATGCTAGGAAAAAAGAAGTAGAGAATCATTTTTATAATTGGTTTGAGTCAGTTGGTTTTACAAAAGGACTGCTTCATGATATTGCGTGGAACTTAGCAGAATATGGAGATAGTTTTTTAATAAACAGTATTGACTTATCTGGTGGTGGGGTTACTGAAATAGTACCATTATCTGTTTATAATGTTTTTGATAGATTAGAGTTCAATGCAGTTAAAGTAAAAGAGTTTATGAAAAACTCTGGTTATACAAGCTCTTTTGATAGCTTTTTGAATAAAAATAATTCATTCAAAGACTTATATGACGCAATGACAAATGAATCTAATGAAAATTATGCAACTGCTTTTAAATCCTATCTTTTTGGTTATAATGTAAATGATGACTTCATATTACCTCCTTGGTGTGTATCTCATTTTAGATTATATACAACAGACGATTTATTTCATCCTTTCGGTATGAGTATCTTTTTAGGAAGTATTGCTCGATATAAAAGTTATAAGACAACTGAAATGTTAATGGATATGGCACGTGTAGCTTCCTTTCCAAAAGAGATATATACAATATCTACTACACCCGGAATGTCATTAGTAGATATTTTTTCTCGTGTAAACTTAGTACGAGAACAATTTCTTAACATTACTTCTGATACTAGAAATCCAGACGATTTATCTGTTGGAGAACCTATATTTACTGTTGATGGCTTATTTGAATATGACTTAATGGAAGCTGATATTGATATTGACAAAATCAGTGACTATGAAAAGAAACGAGAAGATTTAATAATAAGTACAGGAATACCAGAAGGGTATTTAATATTAGGAGATAGAGGAAGCTTTGGTGAATCAGGTAAATCTTTGTTACAACAATCAAAGCTTTTCGGGAGAAGAGTTTATACTATTCACTCTGCTATGCTTGAAGAGATAACTAATCTTTATAGACTTCATCTACTTTTAACAGGAATGTTTGAACAGGAAAATACTGATTTTGAACTTAGTATGAGTTTTCCTGTTATGGAAGAATCAGATGAATACTTTGAAAGAAAAACAGACTCGCTTGAATTAGCCTCCGCAGTAATAGAAAAAGTAGGTGAGATTCTTGGTTTAGACAGAGACGAAACATTACCAATTGAAATAGTAAAAGACATCTATAACAAATACTCTTTCTTAGATAATAGCCGACTTGACCATTGGATAAAAACTGTTGAAAAACAAAGAAAAGAAAAGTCTGTTGAAGAGTTACAAGAAATAGATAAAAAAGTTAAAAAAATAAAAGAGAAGATAAAGAATAGACCATTAAATGAGTCTATTTTAAGAGAAACTTATTTTACTGTAAAAAAGAATAGTAGAATGAATGAAGGTGTTGCTAATAAGAAACATTTTTACTCTTCATGGAGTAAGTCAAACAAGCTATTTGAAGATAGTTTAAACTTATTACGAAAAGATATTCTATATAGTAAGCGATTACGAGAAGAAAAAGAAAAAGATGATAATTTACAATTATTTGATTTTTAATTAACTATTATTATATCTTAATGTAATAAAAGGTACAGCATGAGAAAACGACTTGTTGAAAAGTTTGAAAAGGATTGGATAGACACAAAAAATATAAAGCCTATTGCTATTAAGCTTACCGAGAGTACTCGATTAGTTGAAGCAAATGGTAATATTTATAATTGTCTTTCCTGTTATAAAATTCCTGTCTGGAAGCTTGATGAAAAAAATCTTAATGGAAGAGTATATCCAAGGTCTTTAGCTGAAAAGATTGTTAGAGAAAATAAAGTAACTGTAGCTTTAGATGGACACCCTGAAGATGATAACTATGTTCCTTTACTAAAGGACGTAATAGCAGTTGGTAAGAATCCTTCTATAGAAGAGAACATTTTATGGGTATATTGCTACTTTGTTGATGAAGAATATGATAAAAAAGCTCATAGAATAATGGATTTAGGATTTCCCTTACAACAAAGTTCCAGTGGTTTAGGCGAAGTTGATGCTTATGATACTGTCATAGCAGAAACTTATGAATTAGAAAGATATTTTGACCTGTTAGTTCAAGATAGTAGTTATCAAGTATTTACTTCAAAAGAGAATGAAGTAGTGGATGTTAGTGTTCAGAAGATTGAAAAACAAAAGGAAAGTTCATCTTTAACTGAACAAGTAACTATTATAAATAGAAATACATCTTTGGATGAAAATAAAAAGGATACGAGTATGGATAAGAGTTTAAAACTCAATGTAAAGAGCCTTATTCGGGAAGCTGAAAGTAAAGACAATTTAGCTGAAAAAAATAGACTTCTTAAAGAGGCTTTTAATGCGGTTAAGGATGAAGAATCTTTTGTAGACCTGAAAAAAGTTATTACTGAGAAAATTCGCAGTAATGATATTGAAATTACTAAGTTAGCAAACAAAGGTATGAAAGCAGATGAGCTTAATAGTAAGCTTAAAGAGTCTGTTTCAAAACTTTCTGAAGCTGAAAAAGTAATTAAACAGCTTAAAGAAGAAAAAGCTACTTTAGTAAAAGCTGTTAAAGAATCCGCTACTTCCTTAAAGAAAGTAAAAGAATCAGCAAAAGAAAAGATTGAAACTTTTGAAGACATTTCAAAAAAGAATAAAGCTTCTTTCACTAAGGTAAAAGAGTCAGCTAAAAAGAATGGTATTTTACTTAAAAAATCTGTAACTGCTATTAGTGCGATTAGAGAAAAGTTTAATGCTGTAGAGTTTAGAAATGATGCTTTAACTAGAAAAGTTGCTAGACTTATTAAAGAAAATAGAGAACTTGTTTATAAACTTTCTAAAGTTAAGGAAGAGGAAGAAGACACTCTTGTACAGGATAGACGAAGAAGTAGATATTCTTCTCCGATGGTAGCAAGAAGAAATCTTCGTAAAACTCGCAGATATAATGAGCCTGAAGAAGAATTTACAGAGGAAGAAGACGATGAAGATACTACTGTAGTTTCTCGTAACAGACGAAGAAATTCTGCTCCTATTTCTCGCAGAAGAAGAAACTTTAGACGAAATTATGAAACCCCTGAAGTTATCGAAGAAGAAGATGATGAAGCAGACGAGTTCAGTCAGACTCAAGAAGTAAAGAATTACTACAAGGACACTGTAAAAAATAAACCTTTCTTAGAGAGCCATAAAAAAACTATTCTCGGTAGTAAGACTGTTGAGGATGCTATGTTCAAAGTAATGCAGATTGAAGCACAAGAAACAGATAATGCTCAATTTAAGCTTAACATGATGAACGAAAAAGTAGTTAAGATTAATGATGGTAAAGACATTCAGCATAACCTTGACGTTGGACTTTTAAATAAGCGGAAGGGTTGGGTATAAAGAAATTTTAATAAAAAATCTTTGGAGTACAAAGATTACGAACGTGGAGAAATTGTAAGACCTGAAGAATTAAAAACAATATTGTATAATTCTAAAGGCATTTTCTATGAAGCGTTTAGAAAAAGTTTATAAATTATAAAACTTTTTCATACTATAATAAATACTTAACTAAAGGAAAAGGGATAAATTATGAAATACGAGTTTAGAAATACTAACGGTGTTAATTGGGGGAAAACCCATATTGTAACTGCCGAAGATTTAACTGATGCCGAAGCAGTTGCCGAAGTTATTGAACTTACTGTAACTGAAGGATGCACTGTCGATGGTGATGTAACTGTTTCTCTTAGAGGTGGAAGTGATGTAACTGTAGCAGTTACTACTGATGCTGATACTCCTGCTGAAGTAGCTAACTTAATTCAAGCAGAAACTTATACTGGTTGGACCGCTACTGTTGATGGTGCTGTTGTAACATTTAAGGCTACTACTGCTGGTGAAAAAACTGGTGCTAATACCTTTGATGGTGCTGAAACTGGTGTAGTAGCTGGAATTGAAGTTAAAACAAAAGGTGCTGATGCCGTTCCTGCAAAGATTGAATTTGAAACACCTGAACTTAATGGTAAGTTTGTTTGTGTTGTTTCTTTTGTAGGTGCTGATGGTGCTTTAGTTACCTTTACTGGTACTATTAAAGTAATTCAGGCTTCTTTAACTGGAAAAGCTATTGTAGAGATTACTGATAATATTACAAACTCCTTAACTGCTGGTGATGTAATTACTATTATTGGTACTGTAGAATATAACTAATTTTGGAGTTAGGAATCTTTTAAAAGATTCCTAACTATTATATTATAATAATTCAGTATTTCTTAATTGAAATTGTTAAGAAAAAAAAGTTTTTATGAATATGTAAAAATAAAGTAATAATCCTGTATATGAGATTAGATAAAAGAATTATTGAAAAATTTTTTAATAGGAAAAAATTATGGGATTTAGTGCAACAACTCGTAGACCTCTACGAGAAATGCGGGGACGCTCTTTAAGAGAATCAAAAAGAATCTCCGAAGTTCAGGCAAAACAATATTACGATGAATACTCTCGTGAGATTGCCGAACAGAATAATAGGTTAATCGAAAACTGGTCTAAAGAAGATGGTCTTGAACTTGGTAATGGTAAGCTTGAAGCAATGGGTGAAAAGAAAGCAGTTGCTTTAGCATCCATGCTTGAACATACCAAACGTGGTTTAGTAAATCTTCGTGAATACCAGACTTCAAACTTTCTTGGTCTTACTCCTCAAGAAGTTGTTAAGGTAACTCGTTATGGTTATCCGAACAGTGTAATGTTTGATCTTTTCGATGTGTGGCAGATGAGTTCCGTCAAGGATACTTTCTTCAAGCTCATTACCAAATACGGAAACACTCAACGTGGTGCTACCGAAGGTAATCCGATTTATGAAAAGTATACCGATGGTCGGTTCCCTTCTGAAATCGAATCAGAAGACGTAGTTGTTGTTGCCAATGCTGTTCAAAGCGGTACTACTACCTATCAGGACATTAGACCCTTCATGGTCAATGTGTTCTATAATGGTGAGTTAGTTGCTCGTGATGATGGTGCTGGTAATCTTACTGCTCTTTCTGACAAGTTTGTTTCTGGTACTATTGTTTATGATACTGGTGCTTATGAACTTACTTTTGCTGAAGCTCTTTCATTAGATGACAGCTTAGTAATTAACTATGCTAGTTCAAGTGAGCCTCTTAGTTATACTCGCAATGGTACTGCTATTCTTGACCTTCAGGCTTATGACTTTAGAGCGCAGTTCTTCAGCTTAAACGCAATGTGGAATCAGATTACTGAAGAAATTATGCAGTCTAAGCTCAAGATGTCTGCTCGTGAGAGCCTCTTAATGGGTATCGCTGACCTTATGAAGAAATCCTTCGATGAAATGGGTATCTTCTATGGAAAGGCGGCTTCTAAGTGGACTGCTTCGTCCGAGTTCAATGCTAACTGGTCTGTAGCTGGTGCTGATAGTGATTATGCTCATGCACAATCATTAGTTGGAGCTATTGAACAGGCTAAAACCAAGACTTATGATGCTCTTGGTCGTGAAGCTCCTAAGACCAATATTCTTTGTGGTTCTGCTGCTGCTGTTTATGTACAAAAGCATAAGCTTTTTGCTCCTGATAACTCAATGCCGAGAATTGGTGTTTATAAGTTTGGTTCACTCAATGGACAAGACCTCTATAAAGCTCCTAATGACATTGTAGATAGGGACATGATGTATATGTTCGGTAAGGGCGATGACCCGATGAATGTTGACAGTGTAGTCTCCATCGGTTCGTGGAAGGTTGGTATTGAATCACAAGAACTTCAGTATTCAACCAATGGCTTCAAGTCTGAAAAGGGTCTTGGTGCTATGATGGACTTCCAAATCAATGAAAAGAGATTTGCGACAGCCCTGAAGCTTACAGGACTTCCTGCTTAATTTTAATAGCCGTAGGGGAAACCCTACGGCTTTTTTATTATTGACAAAAATGAAATAATTTTATATTATTATAGTATAATATGATAAAACCAAATCAAAAAGCAGAAGTAAGTTTACAATCTATTCTCAAAAATAAGAATCATTACACTTTTTTAGATATTGAAAAATTAAAAGAAGAATGTGCAAGCACTACTAATAAACCCTCAAAGTTTTTAATTACTCTCCCCGCAGAAAAAGTATACATTACTCATCATAATAAAACTCCTGTTATATTTGTTTGTGATTATTGCAATAAAGAGTTTAATTCTTTTTTAGGTTATCAAAAAGAAAAAGATGCTTGTCCTAATTGTGTTGTATTAAAAATTAAAGAAAATAGAAAACCTACGCCTAAAAAAGAAAAAGTTATTGATACAAGAACAGCAAAGGAAAAGAGAGAAGCTACTAATATGAAAAAATATGGTGGTAAGTCTCCTTTTTGTTCAAAGGAAGTTAGAGAAAAATCTAAGAAAACTGTTTTGGAAAGATATAATACAAATAATGTACTTAAAGTAAAAGAGTTTCAAAATAAACGTGATAAAACTGTACTTGAAAAATACGGAGTAACAAATATATCTCTACACCCTGACATACAAAAAAAGAAAGAAGATACTTGTTTGAAAAACTTTGGAGTAAAGTATCCCTCCCAAAATAAAGAAGTTTATGAAAAACAAAAAATGATATTTAAAGAAAAATATGGGGTTGATAACCCTTGCAAGAATAAAAAAATTAGCAATAAAATAAAAGAAACGTGGAGTAATATAGATAAGAATACAAAAGAAAAAATAATTGAATCTCGTGCAAGAACATTTTTACTTAACAAAGGGTATTTAGCAGAAGAAATAGATAATAGTGAGTATACATACTCTGAATTAAAACAGAATGAGTTTAGAATTGATAATTATTCTAATAGAGTAAGATATGCTCTGAATCAAGGATTTGAAATAGTAACTACCTTAGAAGATTTTCATACTATTCATAAGCCACAAGCAGGTATAACTATAAAATATAGACATATAGAATGTGGTAAAGAGTTTGAGCAATATAATAACTATGGTTTTATGTCAGACAATAGTTTTATTAACTGTCCCTATTGTCCTTTACCTTATGAAGGTTCACGAGAACAAAGCGAAGTATATAATTTCCTTAAAACTATTTATTCAAAACCTATACTTCAAAATGATAGAAGTTGTTTGCATAACTCTGAAATTGATTTACTTCTACCAGACATTAATTTAGGTATTGAATACAACGGAACTATCTGGCATACAGAAACATTTGCTCATAAAAATAAGCACTATCATATAGATAAATGGAAGCAAGCAAAAGAAAAAGGTATAGATTTACTATTTATATATGATTTTGAATGGAAAGAAAAGAAAGAGATTGTAAAGTCTATATTACGAAATAGGTTAGGACTGCATGATAAAAAGATATACGCTCGTAATACTTATATTAAACAAGTTAGCTTAGAGGAAGCAAAAGAGTTTTATTTACTAAATCATATTCAAGGAAGTAATATAAACTCTAAACAAACACACTTAGGTCTTTATAGTAGTGATAATATTCTTGTTTCACTTATTACTTTTAGTGATAATAGTATTAGAACAAAAGATTGGGAGCTTGTTCGTTTTGCAAATAAAATAAATACTATTGTTGTAGGCGGTTTTTCAAAGTTATTAAAACATTTTGAAAAATTATACTTACCTACTAAAATAGTAACATATTCGGAAGTCAGATTGTTTACTTCAAAGGTATATGAAAAGAATGGATTCACTTTATCTCATGTAACAAACCCAAGTTACTTTTATACATTACATGGAAAGTTTTATGGTCATAGGCAGAGTTTCCAAAAAAGTATGATAAAAAAGAAGTTTAACAACTATAATGATAATTTAACTGAATATGAAAATATGTTAAATAACGGATTTGACCGTGTATGGGATTGTGGTGTAAGAGTCTTCGTAAAAGAATATTAACTATTATTATATAATAATAGGAGACAGTATTTTATGATAGTATACAAGCTTGCTTTAACAAATTTTTTAACTTATGATAAGTTTGAGAGTTTATGTAAAAAAAGAAACATTAGTATAAATGAAACTCTTTTTGATAATTCTGATGAATTATATGACGCTTATTTAGGAACTATTGACTCTGCATTAAATAGATATATGCACGATGGTTTTGCTTTAGGAGGCAGTATGTCTATCTATGAAGCAAGTCCTTCAAAAGATTATATTATTGAAGTTAGTGTTGAAGCAGGAAAAAAGAACTCATTAGAACAAAACATAGCTCTTTTAGAAAATGTTTGGGGGAAAAAAGATTACTTTTCAAATATGGTAAAAAAAGATAGGCAGTTAAGTAAAGCTTATAAAGATAATTTAAACAGAAACTACGCTCTTCTTAATATTCTAGGAAATGGAAAAAGTATTTATCCAGAGTTTGATTTACAAGGATATATTATTGAATCTTTTGAAGAAAAATTACAAGAAAATAAATTAGCAGAATTAGTAAGTTTAACTTCTTTAGCAGATACAGTAAATTGTGCCTATAATGATATGAAACATATTCATTTTCATGTAATAGGAGAAAAGTTTGATATAGTTCATTCTATTGCAGAAGAGTACTATGAAGAGCTTGCTGATTTGTATGATGCTGTAGCAGAAAAAGCCTTAGAGTTAAAAGAAATGGTTAATAATCCTGCTTATTCAGCTCAAAATACTGATTGGTCATTTATTCAAGAAAACGAAATTGAAGCAGATGATTGTTTTACCGCTATGTATGTTATTTTAACTAAAGTTATTCTAGCATTAGAGGATGTAAAGAATGTATATGCTGGAATATTAGATTCATTCATTGATGAGAAACTTGACTATTGGAATAAAGAAGTTTACTATAAACTTGACGCTCGTATGAAGGATGACTAATAATGAGCGATAGTGATAATAATATTTCTCCTGAAATTATTATTTCAGAAAGAGACTTAAATTATATATACTCATT